ATTGGTGTCGAGTTAGATAAAAGACTTACAAAAGAAAAACTTATTAAACAGATTAGAAAACACAGTAAATAATGTCAACAGTAATACAGATAAAAAGAAGTGAAACGGCATTATCCGTACCATCAGCGGGGTCATTAGCGGCCGGCGAGTTGGCAATGAACATTACGGATGGTAAGTTTTATACTAAAAATACAAGCGGTTCAGTTGTAGAAGTAGGTGGTGCAGGTTCAGTTACATTACAGAATGTGATGACAAATGGTGCTACTACAATTACAGACCTTATATTAGACCAAGGCGCTAGTTTAGTTTTTGAAGGTAATTTAGCAAACTCTTATGAAACATTTTTAAATGTTGCAGAGCCAACAGCAGATAGAACAATAACTTTACCTGACCAATCAGGTGCTTTAGCGATGGACGGTGACGCTTTGGCATATTCAATCGTATTCGGAGGATAATATAAGTGGCAAGTACATTTAAGAATTTTGGATTAGATGTTGGAGTTTTAGATGACTCAACAGGTGATATGTATACAGCTGGCGGTTCTGTATCTGCTGTTGTTCACGCATTATATATTTCAAATAAAAGTTCAACAAATGCAGCTAAAGTAAATGTAAAAGTTACTACAGACGGCGGCTCAACTTTCTTTCATGTAGGAAGAAGTTTAGATGTACAAGTAAATAACACTTTAGTTTTAGATAAACCTATAAATTTAGAAAACAACGACAAATTACGAGTATATGCAGACCCTAATCCAGATAGTTCATCTGTAGATGTAGAAGCATTTGCTAGTGTATTGGAGATTAGTTAATGCCTTTAGTAGTACCTCAAACAACAACTACAGATAAACTAAAAAACTTCAATGGTTTAAGAAGAACCAAAGAGGGTATGTTATATTTAACTTCTATCGACAGACAGAATTCTACAGACGAAATTACAATATCAACACATACCGAAGATGGTAAATCAGATTTAGTACCAAATGACGGACAAACAAATTATGTAGATGAACGACTAGAAATGACCAATGTTCAAACATTTACCGGTGATGGTGTAGATAAAACATTTACAATTAATATAAATATGAAAACACATGGAAACAGATTAGCAGTTTTTGTTGATGGTGTAAGACAGGATTTGAATACTCATTATACAGTATTGAATACTACACTTACTTTTGTCATAGCACCACACAGCGGAAAAGTTATAGAAGTTGCACAACTAAATAAAAGGTATAAGAATAATGATAGTGACAAATATCAGCAATTTACTTTTGATTCTGAGGCAACTTACCTTATAAATAGTAGTGCTGATTTGGTAAAAAGGGAAAACAAAGCTGTATCTCGTACTAAATTATCAAGTGATGATTTTGATACATTTGAAAGTACGACAGCAAGTGTTAATTCAACAACTTATCAGAGCGCAGTATAGGAATAAAAAATGGCAGATTTCAAACTAGGTAGACTTAAATTTAAATGGAGAGGTGATTGGGCGGCTTCAACAGACTATGTCATTGATGACATTGTAAAATATGGCGGTAATAATTATGTTGTCGTATCAAATCATACATCTCAATCAAGTTCAGCAGCATTTTACACAGATTTAACAGCAGAAAAATACGAATTACATACCGAAGGATTATACTTCAAAGGTGATTGGGCAGGTTCAACTCATTACAAATTAAACGACCTAGTTAAATACGGCTCTTTTCAATACAGAACAACAACTCAACATACTTCAAGCGCTTCAACTTTTGACCCTAGTAAATTTGAAGTTTATCAAGAAGGTTTGCAATTTGAAGATTCTTATAACGCAAGTACAACTTATCAAGATGGTGATATAGTAACATATGGTGGATATTCATATGTTTATATTAATACAACACCAGCTTCAGGACAAACACCTGCCGATAACTCATATTGGGATGTCCTTACAACAGGTTTTAAAGCTTTAGGTGCATATTCACATGGCACAGCTTACAAAACTGGTGATACAATTCAATACGGTGGTAACAACTATGTTGCTACTGCTAACAACACTAGTCAATATCCGGCAAATACAGACGGTACAACAAATACAACTTATTGGCAATTAAACCTTGAAGGATTTAATTACAGAGCTGCTTATAGCGCAAGTACAACATACAATATTGGTGATGTTACAAGATTAACAACTTCAACTTATATTGCAATACAAGACAGAATTTTAAATGTATCCCCAGATTCAGATGGTAGTAAATGGCAACTAATCGCACAAGGTGACTCAGCTGCTGTATTAACTACAAGAGGTGATATTATTAAACAAGGAGCTGCGGCTGCTGAAGCATTAACTATCGGTACAGTAGGTTCTGTTTTAACAACAAATGGTACTGACCCTATTTGGTCAAATGCTGAAGGTAAAAATGTTTATTATGTTGCTAACTCTGGTTCAGACTCAAATCCAGGTTCACAATATTTACCTTTTAAAACACTATACTATGCATTAGCACAAGCGACTTCAGGAGATATTGTTGACTTTGATACAATAACAGGTGGTACAGGTGGTATTCCCAGTACATATGATTTAACACAAACGGCTACAACCGGTTCAGGTATAGGAGCAACTATAAGAGCTGTCATTGATGGTTCATCAACACCTACAGTTACAATTACAAATGGTGGTTCAAACCACACAGCTGGTAATACAGTTACATTTGGTAATGTTGGTCCAGATGGTAGTACAGTTCAAGGTGGTGGTATGTCAAATATTACTATCAATGTTGTTTCTGCTTCAGTTGGTGATGTTGTTTATGTTAAAAACGGTGTTTACAATGAAACTTTACCTATTAGAGTTCCTGCTGGTGTTACAGTACAAGGTGAAAGTTTAAGAGGAACAGAAATTAGACCTAAGTCAGGTCAAGGTCATCAAGTTAAAACAGTTGCTTATGTTTCAGGTGGTACAGGTGGTACTCCAGGAACATATAATTATAAAAATTCAGTTGCAGGTGCTTCAGGTACAGGTGCAAAATTTAATATCGTAATGGATGGTTCTTCATCTCCAACAGTAACAGTTTATCATGGTGGTTCAGGATATGTTAGTGGTGAAACAATTACAATTGAAGGTTCAACTATAGGTGGTGCTTCAAGCATTGCATTAACAGTTGCTTCATTAGAAGATAACAATGCTTCTAATATGTTCTTGGTTAATAACCAAACAAACATTGTTCAAATGTCAATGAAAGGTTTAACAGGAACACCAGGTGCTGGTGCAACAGGTAAAGCTGCCGTTGTTTCATTAGACCCTAGTGGTTCTATTACAACTGCTTCGCCTTATATTCAAAACTGTTCATCTGTCAATGCAAGTGCAACAGGTATTCAAATTGATGGACTATTACACGCAGCTGGTAACAAATCAATTCTTGCAAATGACTTTACACAAATTAACTCAGATGGTCGTGGTGTTCATGCATTAGGCGGCGGTCGTGGTGAAATGGTTTCAGTCTTTACTTATTATTGTGATAAATCTTTCTTTGCAGAAACAGGTGGTTTTATTAGAGCTCTAAACTGTTCATCTGCTTATGGTGAAAAAGGTGCAGAGTCAATTGGTACATTAGCCGCAGAAAGTCCTGTAGAGGTACTTGGTCGTGGTAAAATGCTTAAATATGACACTACTACATTTATAGGTGCAGCTACAGAATCAGATATAGCAGATATGAATGCTACACAAGGTGTAGGTACATCTACAATAGTAGGTGGCACTTCAGGTGCAACTGCTACAATTTTTAGAGTTAACATTTCATTAGATTACTTACATATTGAAAGTATTACAGGTAACTTTACACAAGGTGAAACAGTTACAGTTACAAAAGAAGATAGTTCAACATTTCAGTTTGAACTAAGTGATTCTTTCGGAGATAGTTCAGCTGCACAAACAGGACAAATTGGTCCATTAATTGCAGTTGATAGTACAGATAGTACATTAGCTTCAGCAAATGTTATTAAAGTTGGTTCTAATGTTGTATTTGCTGGCGATACAGCTAAGTTCTACAGAGTATCAGCAGTTTCAGAAACTAATACAACTAATAAACAAGCAACAATTAGATTTACAGAAAGTGTTACAACAGGTAGAGCAATTGGTGATAATGAAGAAGGTGATATTACACAAAAATTCTCAAACATTCGATTAACAGGTCACGACTTCCTAGACATTGGTACTGGTGACTTTACAACATCAAATTATCCTGTTGGTGCAACACAACCTTCTGACCAAGCAGATGAGGTTACAGAAACATCTGGTGGTCGTGTTTACTTTACATCAACTGACCAAGACGGTGACTTTAGAATTGGCGATTTATTCAGAATTCAACAGGCGACTGGTATTGCAACTCTAAACGCAGACGCATTTGACCTTTCTGGTCTATCTGAATTACAACTTGGTTCTATTGGTGCTGAGTTAGGTGCAACAATTAACGAATTTAGTACAGACGAAACATTAGGTAATGACGCTAATACTGCCGTACCTACTGAAAGAGCTGTTAAAGGACATTTAACTAGAGATAAAATGGGAACAGGACATCTTGTTCCACCAACAGGTACAACAGCTGAAAGACCAACAGGTGGCAATTTATTCACAGGTGGTCTAAGATATAACTCTACACTAGTAACATGGGAAGGTTACAATGGTAGTGCTTGGACTGGTTTAGGTGGTGGTAATCCATGGGCAACTCATACTGCTGATGGTTCAACTGCTTTAACAGTAGCTGCAAATGATAGATATTTTATTAACACTACAGCAGGCGCTCAAACAGCAAATTTACCGGCATCACCTCAAACAGGCGACCAAGTTTCTTTTGTTGACTTAGCGGGAACATTTGATACGAATAATTTGACAATAGGTAGAAACAGTTTAAAAATTAACGGAGCTACGGCAGATTTAGTGATAAATCTTGAAGACGCAGCCATTCAATTAGTTTATACTGGTGCGACATATGGTTGGAAACTAACAAACAATAATTAAGAGTAATTTAAAAAGGGTATAAATAGTAGTATGGCAAACATTAGAGATATTACAGGTAAGAATAGGAAGTTTACAGGTACAGATGGTATCAAGTTACCTAATGGTACAACTGCTCAAAGAGTAGGAAGTGAATCAGGTGAAATTAGATTTAACACCACAACTAATTTAGCAGAATACTATGACGGTAATAATTGGAAAGCTATTGATGCTCCACCGGTTGTAAATTCTATAACGCCTACTTTAGTAGAACCTGATGGTTCATCACTTTCAACAATTGCTATTAGTGGTGTAGGATTTTCAACATTAACTGACCCTACTGTTACTTTCCGTTCTACAGTTGACGGTACAATATTTACAGCAACAAGTGTAACAGTAAATGATAGTGGAGATGTAGATGCTGATACTTTAGCAACTATGACAGCTGTTAAATCGCCATATACTGTAAGAGTTACAAATCCTTCAAACTTGTTTGGTCAATTAGAATCCGGTTTAATATTAGATAGAGTTCACGCATTTGATACATCTGCCGGTAGTATTGGTACAGTTAACACAGCGGATGTTAACCCTACTTTAAGTGCAGTTACAGCTACTGACCCCGATAGTGATTCAATTACTTACTCACTTTCAGCAGGTGCTTTACCTACTGGCTTATCATTGAGTAGTGCAGGTGCAATTACAGGAACAGCTGGTACATTAACAGCTGGTACAGCAACATTTACAGTTTCAGCTGCTACAACCGGACAAACAATTACTAGAGAATTTACAATTACAATGACAAATGATTTATTTGTAGCTGCTACAGGTGGTACAGTTGCAACACAAGGTGACTACAAAGTACACACATTTACAAGTTCATCACAATTTGCAGTATCACAAGCAGGAAATCCAGGTGGTGCAGATACCGTTGAGTATCTAGTAGTTGCTGGTGGCGGTGGTGCAGGTGCAGATAATGGTGGAGGCGGTGGCGGCGGAGGTTTCCGTACTAACTATCCTTCTCCAGCAGTAGCCGGCCTAGCTGTTACAGCACAAACTTACTCAGTAACAGTAGGTGGAGGAGGCTCAGCTGCAAACCCAGCACCTAGAGGAAGTAATTCAGTTTTTTCAACTATCACATCAACTGGTGGCGGTGGTTCAGGTTCATGTAACCAAGCAGGTCCTGAAGCTCCTGGTGGTTCAGGTGCAGGTGGAGCACAACACGGCCAAGGAGGCGGTTCAGGAAATACACCGTCAGTTTCTCCACCACAAGGAAATCCAGGACACCAAGGTTCACCAAATCCCGGCGGAGGCGGTGGCGGCGGTGGTGCAGGTCAAGCAGGCCTATCTTATAGTGGCCAAGCAGGTGGTCCAGGTGGTAACGGTACAGCAAATTCAATCACAGGTTCATCCGTAACTTACTCAGGTGGCGGAGGCGGAGGCTGTGGACAATTAAATAACTCAAACGGCGGCGGAGGCGGAACTGGTGGCGGAGGCCGAGGCGGCGGAGGCGGACCTGGTACAGGTTCAGGTTCCGGCGGAGAACCAGGAACAGAAAACACCGGAGGCGGTGGCGGCGGAGGCGGTCAAACCCCTCAAATAGGTGGCGCTGGCGGTTCAGGTATAGTAGTAATTAGATATAAATTCCAGTCGTAAGGATAAGGATAAAAAAATATGGCTCATTTTGCAAAATTAGGAACAAACAGTCAAGTAATTAAAGTTCAAGTAGTTGACGATAATGTGTGTTTAGACGCAGACGGCAATGAAAACGAATTAATTGCAATTGATTTTTTAGAAAATCTTACTGGTTGGCCTTTATGGAAACAATGTTCTTACAACACATCAAAAGGTAAACATTGGACAACTACAGTTGGAGAAGATGACACTCACAATCCATGGGGTGGTTACTTATTAACAGTTGAATCAACTGACCAATCAAAAAAATTAAGAGCAAACTTTCCTGGTGTAGGTTGGATTTATGATGAAACAAATGATATTTTTAAACAACCAGATTCAGAAAAACCAGCTGCAAGTTGGACTATGAATACAACAACTGGTGTATGGACAGCACCTGTTACACAACCAACTGAAACACAATGTGCTTATGAGGGCGTAAGTCCTAGAAGAAAAAATTATGCTATAACTTGGGACGAATCAGGTCAAAGATGGCTAGGCTCACCAGTTGGAACAGACGCAACGGTTAACGCTGCTACTAAGGTTTGGGTGCCAAGCTCTAGTTCTTGGACTGATAAGTAAGTCCTACAAGACTTATAAATAGGATTATATTATGGAGATATTATGCAAAAAATACGACTTTCTGAAACTTTATTAGTTTACGATTTCATACCAAGCATTGCAAAGATAGACCGATTATCAATTGCAAAAACAATTCACAAAAACAAAGTAACAAATGATATATTTGATGTAAGACATCAATATCATAAAGTTAACTGGACACAATCTGTCGAGTGGTTAGATAGTTATATCGTAGACCATTTTGGCGAAGCATATGATTATGCTATGTACATGTTAGAAAAAGATTCTTTTCTTGCATTAAATCAACCTAAAAATACTACAATAGATTGGCATACATGGTTTAATCCTAATGATGTCAAATCATCTCCTGATTGGGTTTGTATATACCCTTTAATAGATATAAAAGAACAACCAGAGATAATTGTAGAATATACTGATAATAGAGTTAAATTAAATTATTGGAAATTACCAATAGAAAGCAATAAGGTTATAATGTTTAATGGGGATTTAAGATTTAAAATTACAAATAATAATAATGATAATGATATAAATTATCTAGTAACGAAGTATCAAAGCAAATGATGTTAGATAATTATTATTGGTGGTTCAAAGCTGCCTTACCTGAAAAACTTTGTGATGACATAGTAGAATTCGGAAAATCGCAAGGTTTTGAAAGAGCCTGGACAGGTGGCGATAAAACTAAAAAAGACGAAAATATACATTTTCAAAATAAAAAAAGACAATCTAAAATTGCATGGTTAATGGAGAATTGGATTTATAAAGAAATAAATCCTTATATTCATCAAGCAAATGAAATGGCTGGTTGGAATTTTGAGTGGAGTCATAATGAGAAATGTCAGTTTACAAGGTATGACAAAGGAGATTTTTATGGTTGGCATTCTGATAGTTATTCAAAAGGTTATGAAAAACACCAAAGAGGTGACATTTTAGAAGGCAAAATAAGAAAACTATCAATGACCGTTTCTTTATCACATCCAGACGAATATGAGGGTGGAGATTTAGAGTTTGATTTTAGAAACTCTAAAGATTATGAATTTACTAATAAAGATTTTACCGTATGTGAAGAAATTAGAGCTAAAGGTTCTATCATAATATTTCCTAGTTTTGTTTGGCATAGAGTAAAACCTGTAACACAAGGTACTAGACATTCACTAGTAAATTGGAGTTGTGGACAACCCTGGAGATAATTATGGAAGAAAATTTATTTTTTGTATCACCTGTTTATTGTGAAGATAAACCAGAATTTTTAGAAAAGGTTGATAAGGCATGTGATAAACACATTGAGGCTTCAAAAACTACACCTAGTTATGTTGATGAAATGAATAAAAGAATGAAACTTTTAGGTGACGATTTTGAAAAAGTAAAAGACTTTGGTTGGTCATCACATTCATGGTCAATAGCACAAGATGAAGATTGTCTTGAATTAAGAAATTATGTAGCAGATAGGTCATATGATATATTAATTAGACAAGGTTTTAATATGAAACCTTTTGATTTAGCAATATCAGAATTTTGGGTGCAAGAGTTTCCTAGAATAGGTGGCGGCCATCACGACACACATTTTCATTATAATAATCATATATCAGGATTTTATTTTTTAAAATGTTCAGAAAGAACATCTAAGCCTGTATTTCACGACCCTAGACCAGCAGCTTTAATGAGTAAACTTCCTTTTGTAAATGAAAATAATTCTACTATTGGTAGTGATAAAATTGCCTTAAATGTAAAACCCGGTTCGTTGGTTATATTTAATGGATATTTACCTCACCAATTTACAGTAGATAATGGTTTAGACCCGTTTAGATTTATTCATTTTAATTTACAAGCAGTACCGAATAATTTAAAAATAGAGGAAAAAATCCATGAATGATTTTAATAATAAAGGTTATGTGGTAATTAAAGAGGCTATTACAAAAGAAATGGCCACAATGGCATATAATTATCTCTTACTTAAAAGACAAGCATTTAATACAATGACAGAAAAAAAATGGTTGTCACCTATGGCTCAAGAGTGGGGTACATATGCTGATGGTCAGGTACCTAACACATATTCTATTTACGGTGATACATTAATGGAAACTATCTTAATGTATGTAAGACCTAAAATGGAAAAAATTACAGAATTAGAGCTTGTAGAAACTTATTCATATGCAAGAATTTATAAGACTGGCGATATATTAAAAAAACATAAAGACAGGCCATCATGTCAAATATCTACAACATTAAATTTAGGTGGTGAAAAATGGCCTATTTTTATTGAACCAGATATAGAAGTAAATTTAAATCATGGTGATATGTTGGTTTATAAAGGTTGCGATTTAGCACATTGGAGAAATGAATTTAATGGTTTTGATTGTGCTCAAGTATTTTTACACTATAATGATGTAAATTCTGAATATGAAAGTGATAATGTTTATGATGACAGGCCTCATATAGGATTGCCTACTTGGTTTAGAAAAAATAAAAATGAAAAATAAATTAGATATAAAAAATTACTTTGCCTCTCCTATAGGTTGTAGTAAATTAGATTTTGATTTAAAAGAAATAGAAACATTTTGTTATCATACAAAAATGATACAATTAAATGGTAGAAATAAATCAAACAGAGATGCCTGGCAATCATTAGATTTAAGGTTTCCTAATCAAATAACACATGTTGCTCAAACAATTACAGACGCTTGTAAATCTTATTATGAGGCTATAGGTGGCAATACTAAAAAATATAATACTAGACTAGATAATATGTGGATTAATTTAAATCCTAAAGATGGTTATAATATTTCTCATACCCATCCACATGCTTTTGTATCTGGAGTTTTTTATGTTAAAACACCGCCTAAATGTGGTAGAATTTATTTTAAACACACATGTTCTTTTTTAGAATATGATTGGAAAGATTCGCATTTTATAAAAGATACAGATGATAATAGGCCTTATAGGTTTATGGATACTGAAGCAAACAACTTGTATATATTTCCTGGTTGGTTAGAACATGGTGTAGAACCAAATAAAAGTGATGAAGATAGAATATCTTTATCTTTCAATGTACAACTTTATGAAAATGAATAAAATAATTATATTAGGTGGCGGTTCAGCTGGTTGGATGACGGCTGCTACAATGATAAAAACTTTCCCCAATAAAGAAATTGTTTTAATAGAAAGTCCTAATGCGCCAACTGTAGGTGTAGGTGAAAGTACCGTAGGTGGTATAAGAGATTGGACAAAGTATCTCGGAATAGATGATAAGGAATTTTTAAAATATTGTGACGGTAGTTATAAATTAAGTATTAAATTTACAGATTTTTATAGAAAAGGTACAGAGTTTCATTACCCTTTTGGTCAACCAGTAATAGATGGCAACCATGCAAAATTAAACGATTGGTGGTTTAAAAAGTTTTTAAAACCTGAAACACCTAATAGTGATTATGCAGAGTGTCATTTTCCTCAAATGGCTTTAGTTAATAATAATAAACTAGATTACAACAAAGATAATATTATTCCATTTGATTTTAATAAAAATACAGCTTATCATTTTGACGCAACTAAATTTGGTGTGTGGTTAAAAGAACATTATTGTTTGCCTAAAGGTGTAAAACACATTGAAGAAGATATCAAAGATATAAAAAGTGATGAGAATGGTATTGTATCTTTAAATGGTCATAGTGCTGATTTGTTTATTGATTGCTCAGGTTTTAAATCTTTATTATTAGATAAAACTATTAATGAACCTTTTGAAAGTTATAATGATTTACTACCAAACAATTCTGCTTGGGCAACAAAAATTGATTACAAAGACAAAGAAAAAGAAATAAAACCATACACAAATTGCACAGCAATAAACAACGGTTGGGTTTGGAATATTCCTTTATGGAGTAGAATAGGCACAGGTTATGTGTATTCAGATAAGTTTGTAAGTGATGAAGACGCATTAAAGGAATTTAAAGAATATTTAGGTAGAGATGATTTAGAATTTAGAAATATAAAAATGCGTGTAGGTATTCATAAAAGATTATTCGTAAAAAATGTAGTTGCTATAGGTTTGGCAGCCGGTTTTATAGAACCATTAGAAAGTAATGGATTATTTACGGTACATGAGTTTTTAATTAGATTAGTAAGAACATTAAACAGAGAAAAAATATCTCAATGGGATAAAGATAATTATACTTATCAATGTAAAAGACTGTTTAGAGATTTTGCAGAATTTGTTGCTATGCATTATGCTTTTTCTCAAAGAACAGATACAAAATATTGGCAAAATAATTTTAATAAAGAATGGACAAGTGATATTATAAATTTAAAAAGACCATTACTTAATGGTATGGTAGAAGCTGCAATACATAGAGATGACTCTTATCATTTTCCACATAATGGTGGATTACATACAATCGCAGCTGGTATGAATTGGTCGCCAACTGATTTAGAAACCATCATGTATACCAATCAACTAAATAGAAGTGAACTTGAATTGCAGTATAAAGAAATTATTGATAGAATAGATATGAGAAAAACTGATTGGGATAATATTGTTCAACATTTGCCTTCATTGTATAAATTTTTAAAAGATAATATCTATGAATAAAAAGGTATTATTTGGCAGTCCAATTCATTCATATCATATAGACAAACAATCTTATGATAAAGAAAAAGTAATAAATCATATATTAGAAAATTATGATATAGATAAAGAAAGAAATGTTTGGGATAAAGACAGTAATTTACACCATTCTTATGGCGATTTTAATAACAATAAATTTAATGATTCTGGAATAATATATAATGAAATAATGATACCATTATATTCAAAGATTATCAAAAACTTCTTTGATGAAAAAATAAAACTTGTTAAAGAGATAAAATATAAATTTGATATAGCTAATTATACCTGTGTTGGTGATGGTCAATATATGAAGTCACATAGACATTTGCCAGATTTTATGTTTACTTGTGTACATTATTTACAATTTGACCGAAATCAACACACAGGTATTAGATTGTTTAATACAAATGATTATGGTCCATTTGTTAGACATTTAGTACCTAGTTTTTATGACAAGATAAATAATGAAGAAGAAGATAATACATATATGTTTGAACATTATAATTATTTACCTGTAGAAGATGAAATGATTATTTTTAGTGGCCTATTGCCACACGCAATACCTAGACAAACAAACACAACAAAACCTAGGATAAGTATTGTTACAAATATAAGGATTGAAAATGACTGATTATAAAATTATAGATAATGCTTTACCAGAAGATTATTTTAATAAATTACAATCAATAATAATGGGTGATAGTTTTCCTTGGTTTTATGCTAATGCCGTAGCTTTAAAAGACCAACCGGATCCTAATTTTTATTTTACACATGCTTTTTATAAACACCAAAAACCTTGGTCAGAACACTTTGACCTTTTAGTTCCTTTATTAGATAGTAAAAGTTTAGGTGTTAAATCTATGATGAGAATAAAAGCAAATTTATATCCTAGAACACATAAATTAGAACATCACGGAAAACACATAGATATGAAGTTTAAACATAAAGGTGCTATCTTATATATTAATGAAAACAATGGATTAACTGTACTACAAGACGGTACAACAGTAGAAAGTATACCTAATAGATTATTGTTATTTGACCCTAGTATACCACATAATAGCACAACATGTACAGACGCTAAATGTAGAATTAACATAAACATGAATTATTTTTAATATGAACAAAACTACACATACAATAACAATGTTTTTTACAGGACCAAGGTGGCAATAATGTTAGATATAAAAGAATTAACAATGCAACATCACAAAGACGCTGAACGGCAAGACTTTGTGAAGATACTCATGTCTGGTGAAATAGACCATAAATTGTATGCAACTTATCTGTACAATCAATTACAATGTTATGCTGTATTAGAAAAGTATGGATTACACAACTCACTATTCAGAGATACACCAAATCTATTAAGAGCTGAACATATATTATATGATTTCAAATCTTTTGAAATAGATACACCAGAGATTACACAAAGTACAAAAGACTATATAGAACACATTGAATCAATACAAGATGAGGCAATGAAACTATATGCTCATATCTATGTTAGACACATGGGTGATTTGGCAGGTGGTCAAATGATACGAAGAAAAACACCTGGTCCAAACAGATACTACAAGTTTAAAGATAAAGAAGTAGGTGACTATAGAAGAATAGTCAAAGAAACAATTAACACATACTTAAATGTATATGAACATTCAGTTGTACCTGAGGCAATGTTTTGTTTTGAAAGTGCGACAAAATTATTTAAAGAAATGAAGGAGCTCCATGATTTGGGAAAGACTGATTAAGTGGCAAGAAGAAACTGTTGAATTATTAAACAAAGAACTGGTTGAGTATAAAGAACCAGGTATGGAAAGGTTTAATAATGATGAGTTTGGTTGGGTCAATAGAACATGGAAAAACAAATATATTAGACGAGCTCATGTAGATGTTGTTGATGTAAGAGATACAAAAGGTTTATGGATGGCTCATGTCTGTTTGTTTCCAGAATTAACAAACGGTGGACCAATTTATGGTTTTGATATCATTGCAGGTAAAAACAAAGTTACTGGTGCATTTCACGACTTTAGTCCATTGTTACAAAAACACCACCCTTTAACAGAGTGGTTTATAGAAGAAACTAGTTGGTATAAACCAAGTAAAGAAAGAGAATTGCCAGATTGGGCAAAGGCAATCTTTAGTGGTGGCATGGTGGCTGCAGGTAATGTAACTGAGGAAAAAGAATTAAATCAGATATGTACAATGGCTACATCAAAT